AATCCTTTTTATTGGCAGTATATTGCATATTGAAGTGCATCCTTGTTCCCGAAACAAAGATAGTGATTGTAGGGGCTGCCTTTAGACAGTCTAAAGTAATTTTTGAATACATGGATACAATATGGAGAAACGCTCCCATCTTACGTAGCATTTGTTCTGACTCTAGCGGACCAAGACGAGATGTAGATAGATGTACAATGAGAGTCAATGAGGGGTGGGCTATGGCAGTTCCTCTTGGAGATGGTAACAAGATTAGAGGACTAAGAGCGCATACTATTATAGCAGACGAATTTAACTCTATACCAACTCACATCTATGAGACAGTTGTTGCTGGTTTTACAGCAGTCTCTAGTGACCCAGCTCAAAATGTAAAAGATGCAGCTAGAAGAAGAAAAATGCAGGCTGATGGGGTGTGGGATGAGAATTTAGAAGAGGGATACAAAAGTAGAAAAACCAACCAGTCCATCATCGCAGGAACTGCAGGCTATGACTTTGAGCCATATGCGGACTACTGGAAGAAATACAAATCTGCAATAATCAATCGTGGTATCTCTAAGATGAGAACTGCCGATGGAGAACCAGAAGAGGGCACTCCTGAATATATGAAAAGGCTGGATTGGAAATCCTTTTCAATAATCCGAATGCCATATGAGTTAATTCCAGAAGGCTTCATGGATGATCAGCAGGTTGCAAGATCGCGAGCTACAATGCACAATGGTATATATCAAATGGAATACGGAGCATGCTTCACAGCAGATAGTCAGGGGTTTTTCAAAAGAAGTCTAATACATTCTTGTGTCGCAAATGATACTGCTATAGGTAGCCACGGGTGGCCAGAATGGTGCCCTGCTCCTTTCGATGCAGCAACAAAAGGTTCCTCTGATACTGGATATGTTATAGGAGTTGACCCGGCTTCAGAGCACGATAATTTTGCAATAGTAGTACTAGAGATTAGACCAGAACATCAAAGAGTTGTTCTTGTATGGACTACAAATAAGAAAGATTTTTCTGGTAGAAAGAAAATAGGACTTACAGATGCTCATGACTATTATTCCTTTTGTGCCAGAAAGATAAGGGATTTGATGCGACTGTTCCCTTGTGTCCGACTAGGTATCGACTCCCAAGGGGGAGGGTTTACTATAGCCGAATCCTTAAGGGACTTAGATAAACTTAGAGCTGGAGAGCGTCCTATCTATGAGATAATAGAAGATAGCAAGAAGAAAGATACAGATCACATGGCCGGAGATCACATGCTTGAACTTGTTAATTTTGCTAGCGCTAAGTGGACATCTCAAGCCAATCACGGACTTAGGAAAGATATAGAGGACAAGGTTCTATTGTTCCCAAGATTTGACACCCTAACCTTGAGTCTGATGACTGAAAAAGATAAGATATTTTTTAACGAAATGAAAGAAAAGATAGGCGATTCTAATGCCTTAAGGCTCTATGATACATTAGAAGATGCGGTCATGGAGATAGAAGAGCTAAAGGATGAACTTTCTACAATAGTCATGTCCTCTACTACAGCAGGACGAGAAAGATGGGACACTCCTGAGGTCAAACTTGGCACTGGGAAAAAAGGCAGAACAAGGAAGGATCGCTATAGCGCATTAGTAATAGCCAATATGATAGCTAGAACAATCCAAAGGACGCTTCCTCCCCCTACATATAACAGTATAGGAATGGTAGTGGGAGAAGGTGGCAGAGGAGCTTCTTCCAACAATATGTATGTAGGTCCTGAGTGGGCTCAAAATCTAGATCCTTCTGTTTTCAGAGCTATAAATAAAAATAATTGAGATTGGTGTAATTCTTAATAGTCATTGATTGATTCCTAATACCTATTGGAGCCTTAAACGTGGTAGACAAAACATATCCCCGAAGTGACACTCCCTTAAACAGTAAAGATTCAGCTTACGTGAGTTGGGGGAGTAATAAAGCGGAACGAGACGCGGCAATAGAACAGTATAGTGCCGCAGTTCCAGAATTTGCCAACACAGCCCTTGGAAGTAGAGGTAGGGATTTTTCTTCACGGACTACCTATCAGAGCGGAAAACCCGGACTTAGACAATCCGACTATGACTACTACAGGGAATCGGAAATCATTCCCACAAAGAGTAAAGATATTATAGCTTTTGCAAGAAGAGCTTATCGACAGATTGGTCTAATTAGAAATGCCATAGATCTAATGGGAGATTTTGCAGCTCAAGGTATTAGATTAGTTCACAACAATCCAAGAATTGAGAATTTTTATAATGATTGGTTTAGCAGAGCTTCGGGCCCTTTCGTTTCGGAAAGGCTTTGTAACCTTCTGTTCCGCGAGGCAAACGTTCCGATTAGAATGAAAACCGCAAAGATCAATACAAAGAAAAAGCTAGAGATGCAGAAGTCTATTGGGTCTGTTGATATGCAAGCTCTTCTTTATAGTGGAAAATTTAAAAAGGGAGAAATTCCTTGGCAATATACATTCCTAGATCCACTTAATATAGATGTAGTAGGAGGACCTGTCTCAAATCTTACCGGAATAAAGAGATATAAGATAAGATTGCCAGATACTCTAAAGAGATATTTAGACCAGCTTAAGAGGGACAATACCAAGGAAAGCTTGGAAGTCTTAAGGAGTATTCCCGAAGAGCTAAGGTCAGTAATTGATAAACCAAATAGATCAATCCTGCTTCCACCAGATAAAACCTTTGTTTATCACTACAAAAAAGATGATTGGCAAGAATGGGCAGATCCAATGACCTATGCTTGCTTTGATGATCTTGTATTGTACGAGAAGCTTAAGTTGGCAGATAAAGCTGCTCTAGACGGGGCAGTTAATAAAATTAGAGTCTGGAAACTTGGAAATCTAGAACACAAGCTTGCTCCCACAGCGAATGCCGCAAGTGCCCTTAGTAGTATCTTGGGGTCAAATGTAGGAGGAGGAACAATGGATATAATTTGGGGGCCAGACATTGAACTAATAGAGACAGGTACTGATGTTCAAAGCTTCCTAGGAGAAGAAAAGTATAGACCCACACTGATGTCTATCTATTCTTGCTTAGGAATACCTCCTACTCTTACAGGGACATTTGGAGCTAGCGGTACGACAAATAATTTTATATCTCTCAAAACCTTAACGGAAAGACTTAATTATGTAAGGTCAATTCTACTTGAATTCTGGAACCATCAAATTAAATTAGTGCAAAATGCCATGGGCTTTAAACAGCCAGCTCAGATTGAGTTTGACTTTATGCATTTAGATGACCCAGCTTCAATGATGCAGCTGCTTGTGGGCCTAGCAGACAGAAACATCATTAGTGATGAATTCGTTCAGCGTCAGATTAAAGCCAAGCCTAAGGTAGAGCAGAGCAGAATGAGCAAAGAAGCTAAAAAGAGAAGCAAGGGAACCCTATCAGAAAAGGTAAGCCCTTACCATGCTGTAGATAAAGATTTTTCTTTAGAGAAAATAGCCTTACAAACAGGGGTAGCATCACCTGCTCAAGTAGGCTTAGACTTAAAGAATAAACCAAAGGGAGAAAAAAGCGCCTTAGAGATGAGAAATCAAAAGTCTACTACCTCCCCTAAACCAGAAGAGAAAGTCTCTCCCGGTGAGCCCGGCAGACCAAAAAATTCTCAAGATGAGGTGCAAAGAAAAGAAAGAACTTTCAAGCCTGCTATTAAAGCAAGAATAGAGCTGTGGGCAAAAGATGCACAGGAGACCATTTCGGAACTTGTTAATCCAGTTCTTCTAAAAGAGTTTAATAAGAAAAATATGAGAAGCCTCAGTCGAGAGGAAAAAAATAAATCCGAACGGGCGAAATTTGAAATACTTTGCAATCTGGATTGTGATGAAGCAGTTTCAATGAAAACGGTTGCAGGTGCAATTCAAGCGAAAACGATAGGAGCCTCTGTTCATAAAGAATGTGACTCTTGGATTTTACAAGCATCTGAAGACTATGGTCGTCGCTTAACCATTGATGAAGTCAGAAGTCTAAGGGCTGCTTTTTATGCGCATTTAGTCACAGACAAATAACTTAATAGTGTATAATATAATGGGCACAAGCTAAAAGTCAGAAACAAAGGGTAGGACCATATGGATAAGCACGAGGAAATGACACAGAAGTACAGCACTTGGGGAGACAAGCTGCTGCAACATACTGATGTTCTATATTCGATACAGGCAGACAAAAAATTTAAGCCTATCACTATACAGATTTGTCCGTGTGAGATGTGTGATAGCGACTGCCCTTTCTGCTCTGTTGCGGGCCGACCGCTGAAAAGCTACATGCCTTTTGAAAGTATTAAGCAAGTCCTAGAGGACTTCAAATCTTTAGGGGCTAAGAGTCTAGAGATAACAGGTGGTGGCAATCCCATGTTATACAGAGACCCAGAGCAGAAGAAGAATATAAACGACATTATTTCCCTAGCGTATGACTTAGGCTATAATATTGGCATTATAACCAACAGCCATAAGCTTAGGGTCATAGATAAAGAAAATCATGACAAGATTAGCTGGATAAGGATTAGCCTTATAAAGCTAGACGAAGGTTTTAATCCAGAAGACTATGATTTTAATGGATTCCCATGCAACAAGCTTGGCCTTAGTTATATTATATACGAGACCGGAGGAGTTGCAGATCCAATGTCAAGAACCGGCAGAGCCTATTCTGGAACATCTCCAGAAACTATTCATCGAATGGCCAAGCTAGTCAACCTACATCCAGAAGTTAAGTTTGTGAGGATAGCCGGAAACTGCCTAATCAAAGGGAACAATGAGGCTGTAAGAAGGAAATTTAAGCCAATAATAGACGCTATCGATGAGAAGAACAAGTTCTTTATCAAGGACATAGGAGAAGAAGATTCTCCCTACGACGGCGGGTGCTATGTTGGTATGATAAGGCCATATATAGCTTCTCACCCAGACGGTGGTGATTATCAGGTCTATACATGCAGTAGCCACGTTTTAAATAACAGGAATTACGATCTAGAACATTCCCTTGGTCCGATAGCGGATATTAAGAAGATATGGCTTTCTGCCAATGAAAAATATAGCACCGAAGGGTATCCCTACGAAGTCAAAGGAAACTCTGGAAAAAATTGGTGCGACAGCTGTAAGTTTTGTTACTATAAATTTAACAACAAGCTGCTTCACACGGTAGCCCAAGAAATGCCAGATAAGGATTTCCCATGAACCCTTTTGATGAAAAATACTTTACTTCCGGTAATTACGTTGACTATCTTTCTCGGCAGGGTCGTTACGAAAAGCTGGCTCAAGATATGCTGACGCTGTATAACAGTATAAATTTGATATCCCCCCATGACGACATTCTAGACTATGGGTGTGCTACAGGATTACTTTTGAATGGATTGCATAAACACGGTTTTTGTAATACTCATGGTTACGATATATCTGAGTGGGCCCTATCAAAGGTGCGATCAGAGCATCGAATTTTAGAATTAAATAAAAAGCAATCCTTCGACCACTGCTTTTGCTTAGATGTTTTGGAGCACATGACCGATCAGGAAATCAAATTCACATTTTCTAAATTAACAGCCTTTATACTTACGGTAAGAATACCATGTTCCTTGGATGGAAAAGGTTTTCACCTAGCCCCGTCTCGGGCAGACAAAACTCATATAAATTGCAAAACAAGAGAAGAATGGATAAATTTTTTAGGACTACTGGATTATGAGCTTCTGTTCACCCTAAACCTGTCTCAGATATATGACAGCGACGGGGTCTTCTGTGCAACCTTTAAAGGAGCACGGAATGGATTATAGAACAGCTTTTATAGCATCTAGGAGAATTACTTGGTTTGAACTCTGCTGCGAATCATTAAAGGATCAAATCAATGACAATTGCGTGCTATATCTAGATGGTCCTATATCAGATAAGAATATATCACAAAATCTAGAAACATACAAAAGACATTTTCCCAAGGGGGAGGTTGTCCACTCGACATATGAAAACTATCAACCGTTGCTGGCTTGGATACTTCTTGATAACTTCAAGAATCCAAAATCTGAGTTACTGCTCTTGGTGGAGGACGACTTACTTTTTAGCCACAACTATATTGAACAACTTAAGGTATTATATGACCACACAAAAGACAACGACAAGTTTATCTCTTGGTCTTGTTGGTCTCGCGAATCTTTGCCTTTGTCAATAGAAGAGCTTTCCGCTAATAAGAGATCAGTAATATGGCAGCACAACCACATTGGGTCTATGATTGATATTAAAGCTCTGAAAAAGATCGGAGAAGACCACCTGTCGTTTTTCCTGCAACAGTGTTCAGGTTCCCTTGATATCCAGTCAGGCGTCGTGTCCAGACAAGCCTACACACAGGCTCTTCCTAGTATAATGGAATACATGAGAAAACATATGGACTACAGGGACTTAATTGACCCCAAACATCCACACCACGGGTACTCGATAGAGGCTGCTGGGACCCCCTTAAAGTTTCAGACCTCAATTGGAATAGATGGGTTTTACAACGGGGGAATCATGGAGTGTGTAGGCAGAAAATATAGAGCAGCAACTGTATATAATAAGTTGCTCCATGCAGGATGGGAAGGGAAGAATGATGTTCACGGATGCCCCAGAGGTTTTTATGATGGGCAGTGGCATAAATTAAAGTTTATAGAAGATTTCGTACCGTCGCTGGATACTGTTGACGAGGACTACTTTCATGAGAGACTCATGGATAGGGTAGATAGGGCTTTGATCAGGACGATAGAAGATTATCACAAGTGGTCAGACTGGCGCCGATTGAAGCACAGTCCTTGGAAAAGATCGTAGCTATAGAGCTACAATTTTGACAGAAACACAAAGAATGGTGTAATTATTTTTAGAAAAAATCTTTTTATTAAGGAGAAGATATGACAAAAGTTGGAAAGACTCCCGACACCTTTAGTACCGTAGAACAACCTCCAGTGGTAAATCCTCCAGTAGACCCTCCTGTAGCTCCTCCGGTAGA